TCCTTCTTGAAGATTAAAGCGCATTTGGTATCCAAATACTGAGGTGGTACCTACACCCGTGCGATCACTTACAGACTCACCATTATCTAAAATGTGTTGTAGTGCATCAAGATATTGTTTCATTCATTCCTCTCATAAATGTAGTATGTATTGCCTGGGGTGATTTCCATTTTTGTCACAGTAAAATTATCATGAAGATATTTTGATATGTCAAGATGTATATCACAATTATATATTTTTAAACCTATTATGGTTAGATGAAATTCCTTTATAATAGGTAATGTTTGCTTAATAACCTCTGCACCACCAATAATCCATGTATCACAATCTGTAGCACGGTCTAAGCTTATTATCTGGGAACTAATATCATCACTAATAATACCTGATGAACCAACAAAGTTTGATGCTGGTTGCGTCGTTACTACATAGTTATTCCTATTTGGTAATGGTGACGGCATACTGGAATTCCAAGTTTTTGAACCCATCACCACATTATGACCAGTAGTCTTTTCTTTAAATTGCTTTAGATCTTCCTTATTATGGGGCCATGGCATTTCACCATTTTTAGCAATACCCCACTCATGATCAATAGCCATTATTGCTTTTATCATATAATCACCTAAACTTGGGCCCTATACCCCATATGACAAGTGTATATCTAGTTCCTGAAGTTACAGGTGTTACCTCATGGATCACATATGAAGGGAATATAACCATATGACCTTTTATTTTATCGGCTGTTCCAACTTCATTTAATTGTAACTTAAGTTCACCACCCTCATATTCATCGGCATTGGACATTTGAATAACTGCTGTAATTTTCCTAGCAGGTTCTTTACCAATAATGTCATTATGACGTTTAAAATATCCTCCATTATTTGGTGTATATCTGGTAAGTTGTAAATCCTCTATGCCATCAATATCAAAATTAAATAAGGAATCATTCACCTTATGGATTATATTTTCAATTCTTTTATATAACCAATCATATTTTTCTTTATTTAATCGTAATTGCTCAGATCCTCTATAGTCAGATAATATTCTCTCTTCACCATCCGTGGTGAGAGAAGGAAGCATTCCATATTTTGTTTCTAATAATATCTGTTCACATTCTTCTGAGGTTAAAACATTTTGAATTTGAACACTATCCATTCTCATAATGAAGCCTACATTTTAAAGTTAGTAAAATCTTTTCGATCCCTATTACCAAAACTATTGATTGGTTTATCATCAGCATTGGAAGTTGGTGAAGTATCTATTAGATTTTGAGCCGAGGCTTCCACATCATAAAGTTTCATTTTGGCACGATCAACACCAATTACAAATCGTTTGTTATGCCCAGGATCATTATATCGGTTTTTCAATTGTTTCACCATAATCTGATTCAAACCTTCAAGTTGCTCATTACTGATTAGCGCAAACATAAGGTCAGCAGTAGCAGGAAGGCCGAATGACTCAGACGTATCCTCAAGTCCAACGTCAGTGTTACCATATCCGCTTCGAGTAGTTTGTGTTGCTGACACGATTGGGACATCATATTCGACGGCAAGTCCACGAATTTCCTCCGCAATGGATTTAATTAATGAATATGTATTTACCGATCCACCAAGTCCTTTCATTCGAGAAGATGAACAAATGTTTAGATAATCAATAAAGATAATATCTGGTTCAAATTTCTTTTTCAATTTAAGTTCACTTAGTAAAGCCCTAAAATGACCAACGTGGGCAGCACCAGTAGGGTATTCCTTAATGATAAGCTTACCATTAGTTTTAGATGCAATTTTAGCAACTTTATTGCTGAACATGTCTTTAGATAGATTTACAAGTTGATCAACGGGTGTGTTAAACAAGTTAGCATCTATACGTTCGGCGATTCTTTCCTCGGCCATTTCCATTGTGATGTAAAGAACATTCTTACCTTGGCTTAGAGATGATCCAGCACAGTGACACATAAACAAAGATTTACCGACACCAGTACCGGCCAGAGCAATATTCAATGTTTTATTTGGCAAACCACCCTTGGTAATTTCATTAAATAGTTCCAAGTCAAATGGTAGACGCGATTCGTCACGGTGATAGAAATCATAACGGCCATCAACGTTTTCAAGGTAGTCATGACCAACGTTTGTATCAAAAGTTACACTGATTGCCTTTTGCAACAAATCAGGCAATGCGTTCTTTGATAGTGTATCATGCCGTCCGTCAATTATATTAATGGATTCCATGATGGCAAGATAGATTGCTCTATCCTGACACCACTTCTCCGTATGTTCCATAAGCCATTCTAAATTGGTTTCATCACTTTTTGCAATTTCAGTGATTACTACTGAAGCATCAGCAAATTGCTCATCGGTAATATTTGCATCCTGCATTTCAATCGTAAGTGCCTCAGCGTTGGGAAGCTTGTTATACTTCCCAACAAAGGCCACAATTTGATCAAAAACCGAACGATGAATTCCTTCAAAATAATCCTTTTTAAGAAAGGGAATTACCTTGCGAGTATACTGCTCATTATTAAGCAGGTTCCTCAATATCGTCGTTTGGATTGACGGCTGACTCATCATTATCTCCTATCTTGTACTCACCTGATTCAAAAGCATCTTGTATAATAAACTTGAGGACATCACCAATGTATTCTTCAAAGTCCTCATTTCCTTTTAATGATTCGTCACCCTCAATAAGTTCCCAAGTAAAGGATAGATGGCCGTATGGGTTGCCCTCCTCATCTTCCTTAACCGACATCCCAACATTACCATACTGATATTTTGTATCCTTATATTGGTCTAATAGCTGGAGTGTATAGAACTCATCTGAAGGTCGTTCAACAAATTTAAAAGAATCATGTGTAATATTATACATTATCTACCTCCTCTTGTACAGGGATATCGTCAAGGAAGTCTTCAGACAAAGTACTTTTATAGCCAATCATATATTCAGCTTTAACCTGTTCCTTGAATTTTTCATTTTCAATAAGTTCAGCATAGAAGCTATCAGGAATATCTTTACCCCAGATTTTCTTTTCACCAAGTTCACCTGTTTCAAGATCAACCAATTGATACCGAGCACCAGACTTAACAATATAACCAAGAGCAATACCTAGATCAAACAAACCTGAGTATTTTGCGATACCTGCATCATATGATACGGTGATAGGAATCTTAGCCTTTTCTTTAACATAACGAGATTTTTCAACGTTGATAACAAAATCATAACCAGTAATTTCTTGACCAGTCTTATTTTGACGGCGACCAATAATCCAAACATTGTCAGATGAGTACATAACACCAGTACCACCTGATACAACAGCTTTAGAGAACATCTCTTGTGTATCATAGGTATGGTTTACAGCAATCATTGGGATATTGTTCATCATCAAATAAGGTGTAACCATACGGAACAATGATTTAAGTTGTTTTGCTCGAGTCATATCAGCAACTGATTTTTCACTCAAAGCATCTTCAACTTCTTTCTTAGACGCAAGGTTACCAATTGAGTCAATGACTACACAGACACGGTCATCACGGTCCAAATTTTCAAGTTGACCAACCAAATCAAATTTTAGTTCCTCAACATTTTTGATTGGTGTATGCAGGACACGGTCTGTTGGTACACCAAATGACTTGAAGTAATCCTGGGGCGAACCAAACTCTGAATCATAAAATAGCATTACTGCTTCGGGATATTTACGAAGATATGCCGCAGCCATTTTAAGTGCGAATGATGTTTTAAAGTGTTTTGATTTACCGGCCAGAGTAGTAAGACCTGGGGCAAGACCACCATCTAGTTGCCCAGATAAAGCAACATTCATCATGGGAACATCCGTAGGAATCATATCCTTGGATGTAAAGAACTTAGAATCTGACAGCACTTCTGTGTGCTTGAGTTTTGAGTTCTTTTTAAGTTTATCCATTATACTCATATATTCACCTTATAGTATATCAAATTTTACATTCTGTTCTACTTCACGAGCATCCAGTTCTGTGTATTGCTTACGAATCTCCTGATTTGAACGGATTGTTTCTGTAAGTTGTGTGAACGGCACACCCAACGATTCAGCATAGTATTTCATTGCTGTAGTATCTTTAGGGAAACAGGCACCACCATAG